ACATGGGCGGCTGCTTGGGGTTATGCAACACGACACGCAAAGGAATCAAAATGAGCATCACAGCAATGAAACAGGCGGTAGCCACACTAAAAGGGCGCCTTGACCACCCCGACGCATCCGACACTATTGCCAGCCTGCTCGCAGCCATTGCAGAGGAAGAGGCGTGTGTGCCCGTGCTTTGTGTTTCGTCTAGGTCTTTCGCGCGCATGAGGGCTGGAGACGACCGCATCAATGCGTGGCTTCCCCCTGCCACTGAAGCAGAGGACATGCCACTCTACACCACGCCACAACCAGCACCGAAGCAGGAGCCTATCCCGCCCGGTTATCAGCTTGTGCCATTGGAGCCGACAGACAAAATGGTGCAAGCATCTCTGCACCTTGACCTGTCGTATATGCCTCTGCAAGAGGGCTATGACCGAGCGGCAGTCTACAAAGCAATGCTGGCAGCAGCACCAGTGCAAGCACAAGAGCAGCGCAAGCCGCTGACGGATGATGAGATAAATCGCATTCGCTTTGCAATACCGACAAAGGCGGTCACTCAACGTGATTTTGAGCTAGCCAGAGCCATTGAATCAGCCCACAACATCAAGGAGCAGCCATGAAAATGAAAACAGGTGAGTACATCCCTCTTTACTGGGACGAGTATTGCCAACACCCGTATTACATCAATGGCCACGTCAGCTTAGTCGAGGCGTGCGCAAGGCTGGTGGCAGAGGGTGAGGCTCACCCTGTTACGGCAGTGCACAAGTACGGCAGGATGGTCAAAATTGGCAAGGATCATGACGAATGTCTTGACGGCCGCGAGACTGTGTTTCGTGTTTTGGATCAGCCACGCAAGTCGTACTACCCTGTGACGGAATGCTGGGCAGCAAAGGAGCAGCCATGAAATACGTCGGCTGGCTTGTCGTGCGTGCTTTTGGGAAGTGTGAACAGGGGGAGAAGCCATGAATGAAATCCTGACCGTAGAAGATATGGCCGCTTTGCTTGACTGTGAGCCCGAAACAGTGCAGGCGCGTCAACGGGCAAATGATCTGCCGGGTGTGAAGGTTGGCAAGTCGTGGATATGTCCGCGCAGTGCGTTGCTGGCCGTGCTGCACGACAAGGCTATGTCCAATATGGTGCCGGATGAAAAGACAGCACCAAAGGCGGTCAAGGTGGCTCCGGTTCGGCCTCAGTTGGTGGGGTTGTGATGAGTGCGGAACATGAGCGCACTTGCCATGACGGATGCAACGGATGCGATGAATGCATAGATGATGACTACGACGAAGATCCATGGAATCAACCTATGGCAATTTGCGATTACTGCTCAGGCTCAGGAGGTGATCCATGGAATGACGGAATTCTTCCATGCCCGCGCTGTGATGGCGAAGGATATGAATGGTGGAATTGATTACCCAAAAAATAGTCACCCCAGCCGCGCCGCCAAATCTTCCCCCCGCATAGACGCATAACGCAGCGCCATGCGGGTATCGCTCCATCCCATGATCTTGCAAATCTCGATCTCTGAAAATATCCACCGGCCTGCCGTGTCGCGCAACTCAAACCATTGGCAGGTCGCGCAATGCCTTAGATCATGCTCAGTGGCATCCGGCACTTGGGCATAGCCAAACAGCGTGGCGAATCGTGCCGACAATCGCCCGGTACACCTAGGGCGGTCGGCTGGTGTGCCGTCCCAAAAGTCAAACACGCGGCCAACGCGGTCACGGCACCAGCTTTGCAACAGCGGGCGCATGGGTTTGATCAACGGCACCACGCGCGGCTTGATCATCCCACGGTGGCCCTTGCTGCCCTCTACTTTGATTACCCATCGCTCAAGATCAATCTGATCGACTCGCAAACGGTACGCCTCAGACAAGCGCATGCCTGTCGCCAGGATCAGCTCAAACAGCAGCGCAAATCCAGCGTCATCGCCCCACGGCCTCTGTTTGTCATGGCGCACCTTGCCGGCCAAAGCATCGCGCACGCGGGAAAGTTCAGCAGGCGTCAGACGCCGGTCACGGTGCACATCGCGCTTTTGTGATTTTCCAGCGGCTTTGAGTGTGACCAATTCGGCACTGGTGGGTGATGCGTAACCGCGCGGCATGTGGCGCAACGGGTTTTCCACAGTCTGCCCACGGCGACGGTGATGCCAGTCAATCGCACGGGCAAGGGCTTCAACCCGCTTGCGGATGGTGCTCGGGGCCAGGTGATCCACGGTCTTTAGGCTGGAAACCCACAGATCAGCCCACGCTGCGTTTATTTCGGATAGCCTGACATTCTCATGGGCCGACTTGATTTGAGCCAGCACGGGCCGGTCTGACGGTGCGACGCTGGAATCCGTCAGGTAGTCTTTGATGATCTTGGGCAGGCGGGTGTTGTCGGTGCGCGTCTGATCTTGTTCCAGCAGTTCAGTCGGGACAATGCCGCGCTCCAACAGGCTTTCAAGCTGCGATCCATAGGCGCGAGCCTCGGCCTCGTCGGTGAAGGTTGAAAAGAATGGTTTGGGTAGGAGCTTGTGAACAACGCGGAGTTGCCACCTGTCGCCCCTTGATTGAATGGATGCCATGCGCTGATTTTGGCACCTGCTGGGCTAGACGGTCAAACTCGACTAGACGGATTGACGGCAAATTTTAGAAAAGCACTGCTACTAATTCACACGCATTTTCAGCCTATTTGCACGCATTTTAGGCAGTTGCTTACAGCACATTGCTACATTGTTTGTAGCGTGCTTTGTTGATTTCGTGGGGTTTTGAGTGGAGGCGCGACCCAGAGTCGAACTGGGCTAGACGGATTTGCAATCCGATACGCCGCCATAGCTAAAAATGCAAGCTGTTGATTTTTAATGGGTTAAGTTTAGCGCATGCGGCTTGCAGGGGGCTATTTGCTCATGATTTGGCAAGAAAGTCCCCACTTCATTTCGTCGCCACTTCCTTGACCTTTTCAAACGTGCGCAAGCCGCTGATTCCAAGCATTCCGGTAATCACCGTCCAAAGCAAATCAATGTTGACCGTAGGCGGTGCTGGGTAGCCTTTGGCAGTCGCCCACCATGTCAACAAGGGTTGTCCAATCGTAGCGTACACAAACCCAACGCCACCAGCCCAGCCAAAAAATGGCCGCCATCCTGCCACAAAAATGCTAGGGTGCTGCGCTTCACGGGCGTTGATCTCCAGCTGCGCCAGCATGGTTTTCAAGTCGCCGTCTTGCGTCATCTTGAGCAATTCCAATTCCGCAGCGGCTTTCTGTGCCGGGTCTGGGAATAGGCGGTCGATGATGCCTTTTCCAAGTTCCAGCAATGGACCGAAAAGTAATGGGTTCATATTGTGTTGTTGCAAGTGTGCAGCCCTTGTTTAAAAGCCATCTCAGCCGCCGCTTGAAGCACTGCCATGAGTCCATCGCGCGTGACGATGATGCAGCCGCCCTCTGCGGCGCACTTGGCCGTCTGTTGCTCTGGCGTCATGGAATCTTGCGCAACCAATGATGTCGCTGCCAGGATCGCGGTGCCGGCGAGAATGGTTTTGATCATGTCAAGCCCCTTCGGAGTATTGCCATTGCCCTGTTTTCATTTGGTCTGACATGCGTTTAGCCCGCGCTGGCGTTTGCGTTGCCCAGAGGCTTTTCAGCATGTTTTCAGCCGCTGATTCGTAGTCGCCCTGTTCAACCAGCTTGAGCGTGTTTTTAAAGCCCAGCAAGCCGTCTACGCCCATTTGGAAACTCATGTTCAACAACACCCCTTGTCGCACGCTGTCAAGGTCTTGAAACCATGGCAGGCGGCGGGTAAGCTGTTCAATGCGGTCGTCAATGTCGTTGTTCAGCAGGAAGGCAATTTCAGCGGGCCGAAGTCCACCGCCTTTTTTCCTGTCATCCACCAGACGCCCGACGCCGATCGTGAAATATCCCAAGCTGTCTTTGTAAACATTGGCGCGCGAATCTTCATCGCCGCGCAGTTGCCGCGTGAGTTCGTTTCTCATAGCGGCCACCACATATCACACCAGATCAGCCACAGCGTCAGGTTCAGGTCATTCATTTTTCGCCTTTCTTCATAGCTTCGGTCACGTTTTGAATGCTTGATTCAGCATTCGACAGGCGGTACTTGAGTAAAGCAAGTTCACCCGCCACGGCAACGACCGAGTTATTGCCGGCCTTCACATCGACCTGTAAATCGCCCACGGTCTTGACAAGGTTGTTCACGGAAAACCACATGGAGATCAGTGCCCATCCGATGCCGCTGCAAACGCCAATCAGCCAAGGTAATGGGATGCGGAAATCAACAACTCGGGAAATGCGTTCGCCGTCGGTTTGGGTATCTGGGGGCATGGGTCAGTCTTTATAAGATTGATTTAAAAGCAGTTGAGTGTCCATGCAGCAGGCAGTTGAGGTTGCGTTGCTGCATGGTATGCGGGGTGTTGGCTACACGGACACTCGACTTAGTTTGCACTACGAGAAACTTCATACCAGTTGGTTCCGTCGCAGACAAGCGTTAACGTATCGTTTGCCGTAGATATAAAAGAAGCACCCCCGGAAAGTTTTATGTTGTAGGCAGTTGATATGGTAAGCGCAGCTGAAAATAGCAAAGTAACTCTTCGACCAACATATGAAACGTTGATTACATTAATAGATTGAGTTCCTGTGATAGTAATAAAATCAGTCCAGTCAAGTAATTGCATGACGCTAACACTTGCAACCGCTGTTGATCCTGTAGGGTTGTTTGCAATAGAATTAAACCTGACAGGAGAATTAGCGGGGTTGTAAATAGTTTTAAAAGAAACCAGCCCAAAGTTAATTTCTGAATTACTAGACGTAGACACCGCTATGTCATAAACCTGAGTGGCTCCACTAGCTATAGAAAATAAATTATTGAACTGGACATTTGCGTTATTTGAAACCAAGTTCAACCCAACCGCGTATGCGCCTCCCAATCCACCTACCCCGCTATTTGAAATAGTTATATTATTAAAGTGCGAGTTTTGTAAACCTACCAAATAAATACCCGCTCCATTATTTGTAGCTATGAAGAAATCTGATACGAAGAAACTATCACATGGTGACGTTCCCGGCACGGGAGCTATAGCAGAGAGGGCGTGGGCGGTAGCATACTGAACAAACCCATTTGCAGCACCATAGGGGGTTAAATAAGCATTGCCCGCGCCCTCTATAAGTCCTTGATTAAGGAAACACATAGTAAACTGCTGGGTAAATGCTATCCCTCCTTTACCGTCGTTGCTTGATCCACACTGAGTTAGGTAGATATTACCGCCAGAAACCGAACCTGTGAATAAAAACCCATATCCCTGGTTCCCAAACGTCCCAACATCTGCCGCAACAAATCCCGTCTGTGACCCATCCGACGAGTAATAATGAACGCCATCGCCGCTATTATATTGAGATAAGCAGTTATTAAGGGGGCCGCGTCCGTTGATACTAAAGAATCCATGCCCTTTGTTTTCTACGCATTGGATGTTATTCATAACATTCATAGTTCCACTAGTCCACTTGAAACCGTCCCACTGTTTGGTTATAGTTAAATTATTAATGTCTCCGGCCCCCGTCCAAGTGGCGGTATACCCAATATCAATCCCAGTATCCCCAGCTACAACAACAACTCCTACTGAAGTAGTTATGGCGAAGTCCCGCAAGATAAAAGATGTTCCAGATGGATACCCAATTAACCTTCCCCCAGTGAATGCGCGCACAAGTACTGTTTTCTGACCTTCCCCACAAATGCCTCCACCAACTGGAACTAAAAGAGTTGTCGTAATCTTGTACTGTCCCGCTGGAGCATAGACAACGCGACCCGTGTTCAAAGCCGCCTGAATTGCGGCGGTGTCATTAGTAATGCCATCTCCCACAGCCCCAAAATCCTTAACGCTTACGCTCTCGCGCAGCTTGGTTTGAACCGTGGTGGCAACCGCCTCCGTCCCTGCTGGCAGATAGCCCACCAGACTTGCACCAGAGGATGCGGCGAGGTCGGTGCGCAGCCTGTCAGCAAGCGAGCCACCGCCGCTGATGTTGTCCTGCGTCCACTGCGTCACCCCGCCAGCATTTTTCAGGACAAACTTGTAGCTCTTGGTAGAATCCAGCCACAGCACACACTCGCCACGCGCGTCCAGAACTACCGGATTGGTGTTTAGTGTGGTCAATGCTTGATCTTGCCATGTGTCCGTCGGTGTCGTTGTGCCGGCAAGGTAAACCGTCAACGTGCCAGATACCATCGGCACGCCGTTGGCTGAAAACGAGAACTTGGGAATGGTTGCGATTACGCCTGTCATGGTGTACCTTTGCGAATTGACAAAAGAAAAGCCGCCACGAATGAACGAGGCGGCTTAGAATGAAAAACTTAACTTGGAGAGTTAGATGGAAATAACCGAATGGATGCTATGGAAGGCTGGAATCATCATTGCCGTTGTTGTCGTGGTGCAGTTCTGGCGAGGACTCACTGGGCGGCTATGACCGGAACAGCTTTTGACGCCAAAGCGCCTTGCTTGTTCATCCACTCCAACAGCTTGTTGCTTTGAGGTGTCCCAGGCTTCAAGGCTTGCACCAAGTCATCAGGATTGGCCAGCAGCTTCGATAAAGCATTGTTTCGAGTGCGCCCGGCAGTTTCCCGTAAACCAGTCAAAGCCGGACCGGTAAACGATCCAACCAACGGGATTTTGGTAGCCAACACATTCAAGACCTTGCTATCCAGCAAACCGAGATTGTTCAAGGCTTCCAGCTTTTGCGCCGTGTCAGATCCACTCACGCGCCCCAAATTCTCCGCGCTGATTCCCTTTTCTACCGCTTTACCGACTTCCTTCAAAGTCGCCAGTTCATTCGGTGTAAACAGTTCCTTGTTCGCACCAGAACGCGATTGCAGCCACTTGAGGTACTTGCTTGTTAAATCGCCTTGCACATTACCCGTGCTGGCCGCCTCGGTCGTTGCAAAGCGTTTTAACTCAGCCGCCAGATCGTCGCGGTTGCCAATCAGCCGCTTGAAGGCTTGGATGTCTTCCACTTGAGAGCGTTTTCCACTGAAGAACTTGCCCGGAATCTCCGCGCCTTGGATAGCAGTCTGGCCGTCTGCACCTTTGCGGAACATGCCGATTTGCGGCCCGGTCTCGAAACGCCCCATTTTTTCAGCATGAAGATTCAAAGCAGTCCGATACTGGTCGGCCATGTCTTTCGGGAAGAAGTCGCCATCAACCCCACCAAGATTAACCCGATCGTCAATCTCTTTGATCATTTGCTCAAGTGCCGCGCCTTCTTTGTTTGCGCCTTTTGCCCGAGCAACTTCAGCCGCTTCGCCAATGCTTGAGCGAAGGTTTTGCACTGTGGAAAATGGCACAGCTTTCGGAATGACTTCATCCAATGGCGCATCACCCATTGCAGACTCGGCCATGCGCTGCATGATGTTGCTGTCAACCTGATCATTGGCGTACAGCTTGCGCCCTCCACCATTGCGCAATGCATCGAACAGCGTGGCAGGGTCTGCATCGGGAATAAACCCGCGGTTGTACATTTCCTGCGCCAGCAAGTCAGCCGACTGGCCTGTCTTGTTATTGACAAGTCCCGTTGTGCCTGATTGCTTAATCCCGAGGTCGCGCAACTCGCCAGAACCGCCACGAATGCCGCCAGCAGCACGAACGGCTTTTTCCAGCGTCTGACTGTTGCTGGCCGTCGCCTTCAGTGGAGCAACACCAGGCAGTGTTTGCGTGCCGACACGTTCAGCCGTTGCAATAGCTTCATTTGCACGGCTACCCGTTCCGAATGTCCCTTTTCCTAGGTACTTGCCAGCCGCCGCTTTCATGTCGTCAATCGGCAAAGTTAATGCTGATTCGCCAAATGGGTCAACCGCATCAAACGCCTGGCGCACGTTAAAACTGGCATCAGCCCGAGCGGGCACAGCAAAACCCTTAATGGCCGCACCCGCACGCGCAGCCGCATCCTGTACCGTCAGATCAACAGGAGCGACACGATCCAAGGCTTCGCGGTAAATGCCTTGCTGCACACGTTCAGCATCACCAAGGCCATTAGCACCAGCAGTTTTTAACGTTCTTTGGAGCTGGCTCGTCACCGGATTTTGCAGGATTTGCGGCACTGTGGCCTGATAACCCGGCAGCATGTTTGGACCAGTTTGTGTCACCGCCCTGGACAACTCATCCGACGACATGCCCAGAGATTGCGCCAGTTTGTTTGCCAGCTTGACTTCAGCCGGACGGTTCACATAGCGCACCACGTTACCCACGCCCCCAGCCATCTTGCCAGCAGCTTGCACGCCAACAGGCAAAGCGCCGCCAATCAACGCGCCGAACCCAGCTTCACCCGGATTCACCATACCAGCCTGTGCGCCACCAGAAACAGCGCCACCCGCCGCACGAATGCCGATATCAGCCGCTTTACCGGCCAACCCGGTCGAGGTCTTGCCAAGCGTAAACCCGCCCGACTTCAAGGCTTCCAGGACTTGAGCAACACGCGGAGCCGCCGTAACAGCAGCCGGCGCCAAACGGGTAACACCTTGGGCAATAGCCCCACCCGCTCCTGCAGTGCCCGCAATTTCGCCCGCCAGCTTGCCGCCCTGGTACATCCATGAATCAGGTTCAGCACCCATAGATTGAAGCGCATCATCCATCGACTGCCGGCGTTGTTGGTTTTCTGTGGCTGTGTCAAATGGCCGCATGATCGTTGCACCGATCGACCCAGCGCCGCGCAAAGCACCCGCCGCAAGATTGCCGACACCTTGCCCAAGGTCTTGCATGAATGAGGTTTCTTGCGGTTCTGCAGGAGCCGCACGCATTTTGCGGATTTCGTCGGCAAACACCTTCGCATCAGCCGCGTTACCCGCTGCATCAGCCTTGACCAAGGCTGCGCTAAGTTGTTCGATGGTTGCCATTATTTGTACTTGTCCAAAAGTGAATCAACCGAATTGACCTGCTCCGACCCATTCGACAGTCGAGCCAAACCATCAGACATTACCTTACGCAAGTCGGTAAGCGCTGTTTTGAATTCGCCGTCACTCTGAGCGCGGTTAAGCCGTGCCATTGCATCCGTGGCTTTCTTGCCCTCGACTTCGGTGATTTGACCGCCACCCTTGAGCGATTCAAACGCTTGCAGGAATGCCGCGCCACCGATCTGGTCAACCACCACTTTAAAGTCGGTTGCATTGGTTCCTGGTATGTAATTGCGCGGGTCAAGCGAACTACTCAGGCCAGTGGCGGTTTCGCGCCCTTTGTGGGTCAACGCCTTGTCAATCACGCCGATCTGGTTTTTAACCGAACTCACCGCCGCCTGCTTTTGTTGCTTGCGTGCTGTGGCTTCGTCTTGCATCTTGCCGACTTCAAGCTCTTTTTTCTGCAAGCCGACTTCGCGGGTGATCTGGTTCAGTTCACGGCCACGCGAATCCGTCATGTTCTGACCGCGCATCGTTGTTGCATTGCTGGCCTGATTGTTTGCCCGTGACGTTTGCGCCGAAAGCACCGCGTTTGCATCCGGCGTGTCGTATCCCTTCTGCTTCCAATACTGCTCGATTTGCTGGGCCATTGTTTGGCCTTCTTTGCGCTTGGCATCCACAAAAGCCGGGTCGTAGTTTGGCTGCATACGCGACACATCAAGCCCGTGCGCTTGTGCTGTAGCCTTTGCTCGGTCGTAACTTGCCTGATCGGTGACACTTCCAAGAATTTGAGCGCCAAGCGACAATTTCTGCATGGTGTTGGCTAACTGGTCTTTTTCCGTGGCCGCTGCGCTTTTCAGTATTTCGGACTGATTTTTACCGTAGTCCTGCGCTTCTTTCAAATAGCCACCCTGCATCAGCCTTTGCTGATTGGCGGCATGGTCTTGCCCAAACCCTCCGAGCAACTGACGCAATGAATTCTGGCTTTCCACACCGCGCCGGTATTCATCCATCTTCATGGCGTCCAACTGCTGGCCTTGTTGGGCTTCGCGGATTTGAAGCACTTTCGCCAGTGCGTTCATGGGCGAGTCAATTTGTGGCGGTTTCACGCCCATTGCAATAGAGGAATCAATTGCCATATCTCACCATCCATTCTGAGAAATAAAGCCACCCAAGGGATCAGCGCCGCCTGTGTAGCCTGTGTAACCGCTATACCCAGACGATGGATACATTGTGCTCATTAACTGGTTTTGCTGATAGGCATTGACGCCCTGGCCAATGGCGTTATTCCAAGCATTCGCAGATCCGACATAACCGGATGCACGCGCATTGCCAGCACCTTGTTGGCTTGCACTCACCTGGTTAGCCATGTTTGTACCGGCTGCGTTGATCTGGTTCGTCGCCTGTTGCCCTGCACCACTCAAGCCGGCGAGCTTGTTGTACTGGCTGTTTTGATCCGCATTGAAGCGGTTGTAAGACTCGTTTGCCTTCGTGCTGCCGTAGTCATTGCCAAACCGGGTCAAAGCCTTCAGCGTAGCCCCGGACAGGAAATTACCACCCGCCGCCGCCTGCCGGTTGATACCTTGCGTGCCTTGGTCAAGTCCGAATTGCAGGCCAGATTGATAGACCGGATCAGCGTTCATGTCGGACGCGCTGAATTTGCGCATCAGTGAGCCATAAGACGGATCATTGGCTTTTGCTTGCTTGTCTTGTTCCTGCGCGGCCAGATAAGTCGGGTCGGTCTTCAGCGCATCCTGATACTGCCGATCCAGTTGGGCCTTAGCATTGGCCGCATCAGCATCAGCCGTCCACGCCCGATTCATTGGCGTCCCGTACTGCGCCTGGTGCGCTGCATTGAACTTGCCTAGGATGGATTCCCATAGTGCGTTATCAGACTGCCCGGCAGCGTAGGTATTTGGCGCTTCTTGCGAGTATGGCGACGGTGTGCCGCCAGAGCCAGTAGCGCCGCCACCCAGCCCCAACAGGTAAGCAAGCTGGTTATTTGCTGCAATACCGGTTTCACGGAAAGGCGCGTTATCCTCTCGCGTCTGGTCATACATGTAACGCTGCGTTGCGTCACTTTGCGCAGCTGCTTGAGATTGCGCGTCGGCGGCATCGCCTGATGCTTTGGAGCTGATCAGGCCGCCGACAATCGAGCCTCCAACTGATGCAACTATTCCGAACGACATATTAAGCCTTCACTTTCTTGAATTCAGCCTGAAGCTGTTTATTCCCTGCGCACCCCAACAGCTCAGATGCTTTCGATTCGGTGTAAATCTCCACCAGCTTGTCAGTGTCTGTTTCGTTGGTCGGGTTCGGCATGAAGTTGGTCCAGCGCGAGTCTTCCAAAGCGACAACTGCGTTTTTCATGCCGACTTTGCAAGTCAATGTGTCGCCTGCCGATACTTCGCGCGTGCCGTCTTCGGTCACGATTCGCAAACGCCCCTTTGACACGACGATCAGGTTTTCAGTACGGTGAACCGCGCCTGTCACCACCGTACCCGCGGGAATGCTCATTTCGCGTGCATACAGGCCAGGCGCGAAGAAGTGGCGCACTGGGCAATCAACTTGCTTCATAGACAGCATGGCCGCTTCCAGTGCTTCCACACGCTCGCGCATGGGTTTGGCTACCTTAAAGAACTTTCCGTAGGTGACGATCATGTCGATTCGTACCCTGACGCCACCAGCGTGATACTGGTCGCACTACCCGCCAAGCCTTGCAACGTGCCACCAGCCGGCAACGTCTGCCCAATGGCTGAACCCACGTTGAACGATTCACCAGCCGCAAGTGTGCGTGCCGACAAAATGCAGTTGGTCGCGTCTGCCGTTCCAGCATTTGGCACAAGGTGCAATGTGGCCGTGACAGCGCCAGCGGTTGTATTTGTCAGCGTACAGGCTGAAATGGTTGTCAGTGTGTTGGCTGGGGCTGTGTAGTAAGTTGCAGCCGTGGCGGTCAGTTGTGAGCCATTGACAAGGCGCTTGGGTAGTCTTTGCATGGTGTTACCTTGGAATGAATGTGATGGTCGGTACAGCGGTGTACGTCACGCGCATGGTGTCGCCCTGCAATATCGGCAGCATGGAAGTAAGTAGGCCCACATCGGTATAAACGCCCGTTCTGCCGTATTCCTGCTTTGTCACCGTGCCGCCCGTGACTGCGAGATAACCGTCACGGTTTGCCGTGTAGCTGTACGGTGATGCGCCCACGGTCACAGCTTCAGGCAATGTCATGCTTTTATCGGTCAGTGGCTGGATCACATCGGGCGCGAATACTTCGACACTTGCCGACTGCTGCACCATGTCTGCCAATTGGTCAGGCTCAGTCGCTTGCACCACCGTATCGGTAAACGATGAATCCTGCGAGGCTGATCCGTTCAGGTCGCCAAAGTCGCCAAATACGTCCACGCCGTTATCACCAAGAATGCCGCCAGAGCGTTCAACCAAAGTTTGCAATGCGCGGTAGGCTTCAGGCGTGAGCGTGCCGTCAGCATTGGTGAACCTGATCCGGCTTGGGAATAGGGTTAGCGTGGTTGCCATCAGTTCGTCCCCGGTTCGCCTTCAACCACCGCGCCAAACACGGCAAACTTCACCGGGTCTGTCATGGATATTTCCCATAAGCGATTACGCCCAGCACCTAGCCTGGTGAATCTGACCCTGTTGGAATATTCTCCAACCTGCCCAATGCTTGCCGTCTTTTCGTTGCTCCAAGTGCGCCCACCGTCATTCGAATAGCGCAGCATCAGCAGAGGATCAGAGCCTTGTCCATTGCCGTTACCTACGCCGGTTTCCATGTCAACCTGTAGCGCAGAGTAAAACAAGCGTGTCTGTAAACCCTCGCTTGTCGCTGTGCGCCGTTGCCTCAGGATCGCATCGCCGTTGTCGGTGTAGGTGTCTAGGTCGAGCGCGTAAACTTTCCCGGACTCGTAGTCGCCTACCAAGTGTTCGCCATTGAAGAAAACCGCGCAATTGGCACGCCAGCGCGACAAAGCGCCGGTCAGCGGGTTCATGTAAGCGCGTTCAAACCAGAGTTGCGTGCTTGCATCAAAGGCCCACGTTTTAGAGTCCGTTGGGAATGTCAATATGTACCAGATATGGCCTTCTTGCTGGTAGGTGAAGGCAAACGCATCGGAGAGCGTGTAGCTTGCAAAAGCGTGTTCCAGCGCATGGGTCGAAACCCGAACAGGCGAGTAACCGTCAGCACGCCAAACGATGCCAGCGCCCTTATCGTCGTTACCTAGCCAGAAAACAGTGTTGTCCGCTTTGGCGATGGTGCCAGCCGCCGCGCATCCGTGTTCAATGAAAGTGTTTCCTGATCGCTGGAATGGGAAATCTGACGATCCTGTGTTCACCCACACTTCAGCACTGAGCGCCCCGAAGAGCCACAATTCGCGGTGATCTACGATCATGCCCACGGTGTTATCGGGCGAACCTTCCGCGCTGGCGAAGTCCAAAGCATCCCATGCCGCGCCGTCATAGGCCGTGGTGTTGATCCAGAATGACGGACTGTTGGCTAATCCGGTAACGAGAAAGTAACCGTCCTGATAGCCGCAGCGTTTTACACCGTTGGGAAAGTCCGTGTCTGCAATGACTGCGAGTGTCGAGGTCGCCACGGTAATCAGCCAGCCGCCTACACCGTCAACGATCAGAATCTGTGCGCCGTTGGACACTATGCCGACTTCACCTGAGTTTGTGCTGATCGTGCCAAGCGTTGTCATGTTCCAGTTTGAGTCCACCCGGTAAACCGTGTTGCCACCGACAAACCACGAATAACCGCCCTCACTGATACCGCCGCGCACCGGGCCAGTTGCCAGTGTGCATTTCAGCACCGTGCCGGGTGTGCCGTACAGGGCCAACGGAGCGCGTGGGCTGGCGTTGTCCATCTCAAGATAACAATTAATCGCCGTCTGTGCGTCAGCGTTCAGGCTTCTGGCTTGGTAAGCCGGCCCTACGAATGGAAGCTTTGTTCTCATAGCCCGGAATAGATGTTAAAGCGCACGTTTGGCAGGTTGACGTTCATTTGCGGAACGTCCACGTTCGTGCGGCGAATGGCGCGGCGTGCGTTGGCAGCTTTGCGCGCCACTGCCATCGACAGTTCTTTGATGCCGGGTGCAAGTTCTTCGGCCAGCGAGTACTCCAGCGCTAGTTTGTAGCCTGGAACCAATGCGTATTCGGTTGCCAAGTCCGCAAACTGCGTCAGGTAAACAGCACAGGGCAAATGGATTTCAACCGCGCCACTTGGCACCGGGTAAAACCACACCCGCGCCGTGTCGGTGTTGCCGTCGTAGTAGAAATACTGCGGGAAGGTGCTGTAAACCGTCTTGAGTGTGATGCGCTCGTACTGTTCTCGGTCAATCTCTGTCAAAGCGTAGTCCACGCCGTCCAGACGGGCGAATGCGCCGTTTTTAATGGCAGTAGGCCGCACAGTGTCAAAGTTCAGCCCAGTGCCCACCGTGGCCGATTGACTTGACACGTTCGCCACGACTTCATTCACACTGACGATGAACTGGCTTTGCGTGTTCCAGCCGTCAATCATGGAATTGAGCGCATCCAATGCGTATTGCGCGTCATCACCGGACAAGGCTTCGCCAGCGGCCTTGTAGCCCAGCAGCGAATACGCCCGGTCAACGATCTGGAGTGCTGTGGTCATCTTTTGCCTTGCGAGGTTTGCGGGTCTTTTCGTTCAGCGATGCGAAGCCTTGTTTGCGCTTGTCATCTTCATCGGCTTTGTCTTTGACAACCACATAGTCATCGAGCGACTTGTAAAGTGCTTTTGGGTATTCTTGGTGCATGGTTTTCAAAGAAAAAGCCCCCCAGCCTTGTGAACCGGAGGGACAGTTTTTAGTTGCTCAGGATACGAGCAGCCAATTGAGCGCGAAGGGTTTTGTAGCCGTACAAAACATCCAAGCGGCAAGGCAGTGTGTCGGTGCTGATGGCGTACTGGCGAACAATACGCATAGACAGACCGTCATAGACCTCACGGGCTGCAAAGTCCACGCCTTGAGGCATCACCAAGTCAGCAGTAGCAAAGGTGAATGCGTCTTTGTGGAAAGCCAGCGAAGGCTTGTACACAGCAGAAGCGCCTCCCACCTTGGTCAGTGCCGCGCCGTTGGGCATGCCAGCAGCCGTCACGTTTTGAGCGCCCGTAGTGGTGTAGATGGCTGGCGAGAAGCTCAACACACCCGCGCCACCGGCATAGTCTGCCGTGACAACGAACTGTTGCAAAGCGCCGGTATCAGCCTTGGTTTCAGGGTGGACACGGTTGCAACCAACCACAGTAAACACATCGCCTTTCTTGAAGGTCGTAGCGCCAACAGCCACCGTTACAGTCGCAGTGCCGTTGACAGTCACAGCACCGTTCACCGTGTAAGTCGTAGCAGACAAGGCGGTGCCCGTGGTTTGCGAAGCCAACAGCGTGTTTTCGTAGATGGTGCCGAAGCCAGCGGTGCGGCCAACGATACCTTCACGATACTGCTTTGCAATCTCTGTGCTGTCCTGGAACAAGCCTTTGAGTGCGTCCACCAAGTCAAGATTGTCTTGGGTGTTCAGCAGCAAGCATCGGTCATTGCCGGGCGCCAGGTTGTCCACCAGCTTTTTACGCGCATTCAAAGCCTTGTTGAACGTGATGGCAGAGCCGATGTTGTCAACGGCGTTGTATACATCCAGCGCCATGCTCAGTGCGTCGGCTTCCATGTTCGCAGCAAGAACCGACATAGCCGGTTGCAAGATGCGATCAGAGAAGTCATCCAAGCTCAAGGTCAACTCATTGGACGAGAACGTGATGTCAACGCCTTTTTGGGTTGCGACTTGCAGCGTGGTGCTGGTCTCAGTGGTGTCCTGTGTAGACAAAGCAGCACCCGTGCGAACGGTGTACTGATTGGGCAGGCGAATCTTCAGCGAGTCACCGATCTTTGCGCCAGATTTGGCGAACGAGTCGTCATACTGGCGATTGATGGAGCCGATGAAGTTCAGCTTTTGGTGCAGGATTTGCAGCGCCTTGCGGGTCACTGCTGTGGGGGTCAGGATTGAATTGCTCATGATTTTCTTTCAGAAATAGTTCAGTGGATTACCGGATCCGCAACCTTGCTTGCTCTTTGCGCATCCATGTGTCAATGTCATCTGTGTCGCTCGGTAAAGAGGAAACAGACGCTTTTCCACGCTGGCCTACGGGGTTGATTGGCTCGGGTGCTTTGCTCGGATTTGCTTTCGGTCTTGCGGCCAGTTCGGATTCAATCTTCACCAGCTCGCGTGCGGCCTTGATAGGCGACAACTGCGCGATCTCAAACGCCTTGCCTGGGTTCTTGCCAAGAAAGTAAGCAACATCAGCACCGCTATCAGATTCAGCAATGAACTCGGCCATTGACTCGTTGATAGGGAGTGACGGGTTACTTACCACTGCATTGAAATCCGGGTAACGCTCGGTCGCCTTGTCAGCCTTGTCCAAGAAACTTTCGCTTCTTTTCTCGACTTCACGGGCGCGTTCACGTTCGGCCAGCTTCTCTGCTGCTTTCAGTTCGGCAAGGTGCTCGACTTGGGCGCGTAAAAACGCTTGGTCATCCTGGAAGGTTTCGCGCTTGGGTTCTGTCTGCAATACCGACTGCTGCTGCTGTTCACGCATCTGCTGTTCGATACGGCGGTGTACCCGGCGCTCCTCCTTCAATAGCCGCTTTTGAACCATGGCATCGACTTCCGCTTGCGTGAAAGTCTTAACGGGTTCATCCTGCTTTTTTTCATCCACCAAACCGTCAGGCGCAGTACCCTCTGGAATGTTTGGCTCTGTTTTTACGTCATCAGATTCGACGGGTACAGGCAAGCCTGCATCGAGTGCATCAGTCATTTTTAGCCCTTGGGCGGTGAACCCCTGTCAGACGCGGCAGGTAGCGTTGTGGCGTAAAGCCGGGAAACTAGAGGCGTAAAAAACCCGCATCGGCGGGCTGTTCTGGAATTCCCATGCTTTCGCTGGGCGGCTGTCCGGGGTCGGGCTGCTCCATGGCTTCCCGTTGGGTTTCAGTGGCCAATGTCTGCACTTCGTCTGGATTTAAGAGCGGACCCAGCACGCTTAAACGCTTCGTAATCGCGTCATAAGCGCTCGTGTTGGCTTTGATTCGCTCGATCTCTACCTTGGCCGCTTCCGTGGCTTTGTCGCCTTCCAGCATGTCAACGTGTTCGCCAGCCTTGCCCAAAGCCTCGCCAAGCTGTTCAATTTGCTGCTGCATTTGATCCATCGCCTGTTTCATCTGTGGCGGGATTTGTGGTGCGCCTTCGTCTTTGTTCAAGTCTTCCTGCACCGCTGGCAACAGGGTAAGTTTCAGGCGTTCCGACATTTCCTCTGCGCCAGGCCAATCCATGTTCTTCACCAGCAGATCACCAATGACTTGCCACAGTTGCGGGTTCGCCTGCGTCATAGTTGTCATGGCCTCCACCGCTTCCACCCGGCGCGTCGTGAAACTTGGCCCGGTCGTGGTGTAGATGTCGTAAGTGCCGATATTCGGGTTGAATATGCGCTTGATCTCGCCCTGCTCATCACGGTACTCCGTCATAGCCTGCTCGTTGTTCGGGTCAATCGTGACGTTCGACTGTGAATCGTCTTCACCCAAGATCAAGGCAATGCGTTGCGTGTCGTAAATGCGCGGAATCATGTCCAAGATAATCCGGCCAATGTGACGCACAGCACGGGCCAGGTTGTCAACGTAGTGATAAGTCGCCGTGTCGCCTTCACGTTGACGCGCCATGATTGCGCGCCCGCTTGTCTCGTTGCTCTTTTGACCAAGTGACGCATCGTACTGGCCTGTTTCAGCCTTGATGTCGTCAGATGCGCCCATTGCGATCTGGTTCAGCCCCGTCTCTACCGTGGCGGGTTGTGTGCGGCTTGGCGATGGAATCGGGTTTCCGTTTTCATCAATGTGGTTGTAGGGCAAGTAAGCATGGTTTGCCGTGTTCGCAGACTGCCATTGCTTCTCGTAGCCTTCTATCGCCTCTGCGGGTGCAACCCAAGGCGTTTTAGGCGACTGCAACACGCGCTCAACAATGGCAGATTGCGCAACGTTGTACATGCGCTGCGAGTCTTTGGCGTTGCGCACAATGCCGCTGATGTAGCTTTTGCCATCAACTTCCCACTCATTGCCGACCACTCGAGCCACGGGAATGTAAGAGCATGGGAACTCGCGTTCTTCCAGCACTTGCTGGCCGTTGAGTTTGCGCCACACCACCACAGACTTCTTGGCCTTGCGCGATTTCACCGGGCGTTCGCCTTCAATCACACCTACAGGCAGCTTGTCGCCTTTGTAGCTAGTCGCGCCGTTTTGCCACATAAAAAGCGTTGCGTCTTTGTTCAGTAGTTCAAAGTATTCGACAACACGAACTTCCTTTTCACCAGTGAACCAGCCTTCATCCTTGCTGAATGTCCAATCAATCGTCTCAGCATCAGGAAACTGCTCTTTGAACTCGTCCTCTTTGAGCTTTTCCTCGATGAAAAAAAAGCGCCTGTCAGCGCCTGCGGGGTCTTGAATGTCCGGGTCGTCGTAACACTTGAACGGGTCTTTGATGCGCCCAATGAAAATATCTTGATCGAACGAATCAGCGCGGACGTAATCTGTCAGCACGCGGATATAACCCAAGCCGTGAACAACTTGGCACTCTGCTGCGGTGTCGTAAGCCACATCCGCATCGCTATTGGCTTCAATGTGCTTGACCAAGCCCATCAAAATGTCCGCGACCTCTGGATCAGCGTTGTCATCAGCCGGTCGAAAACGAATGCTCGGGCGGTTCTGCCGGATGTCGTTCGTCACTTGCCGGATGTGCTGCGGCATCTTGTTGATGGTTAGCATTGGGCGACCCTTACGGGCTACTTGGTCGTTTTTTTCCCATTGCCACGGGTCATCAGGCGATGCAGCCGCAAAACGGATATCGTCGCGCATCTTTTCACGATTGTGCGAAGAACGCTCCAATGCGTAAGCAAAGCGCTCCTTTGCAGTCGTGATGATTTCGTCTTTATCCATTAGGACATCCAACTTTCTAATTCGGGAATGGTTTTAAGTGGCCTGCGCTCTCGCGCACCAGAAGCGCGTCTAGCGCCTTCCAATGCGTACCTGAGCGCGTCGATCACATGGTTGTCTTTGTCTGCCAACACCGGAAGAACTGAACCCGTTAGCGGGTCTGTCTTGTAGCTGTACAGTGTTAATTCCTCTATCGTGTGAACACATCGAGGGTGAACAACAATGTCAAAGCTCTGCAAGAACTCGATTCCTTCCTCTACGCTCCGAGCGCCTTTGATGGCGCTGGCGATCTTTGGGAATCCATGTTTTCTAAGGTGGTTGATCGTTTCCGGTCTGGCTGAATCTGCCACCATCGGCCACTTTTCGCTATCAGGCAGACTCATAAACAGCGCTGGCGTGTCAACAATGTCACATCCCACCCTGTAAGCCTCGTAAGGCACATAGAGCTTTCGGCCTACGATGTACGCTTGTACCAATGTTGTCGGGTCAACACTAAAGCCCCAATCCGCGCCCTGCCGAATAACAGCGGTCGGATCAACCTCGAATTCCTCGATCTTCCAATTCTTGAATACGCGAGATTCGCTGTTCTTGCGGTACTCGCCTAGCCAAACGTGTGCGTACTTGTCCGGATCGCGCCTTCGGTCAAACTCCATTTCTAGCCGAAGTTCTTCCGGCAGCATGGGGTTGTCCATGTAGTTCGCTTTAATCACCACAGCACCAGGCGGCAACTCAGGGCCACGCAACAGAACATCAATTGGGTCTGTGTCCAGGTCTGGGTTCCAGCTGAACCACAACTCGGAACCTGTCTTGCGTATCGTTGGCCTTAACAACGTCAGACTGTTGTTGCTGGCGTTTTGTGCTTCCTCGAACCAGGCACGGTCAAAACCTTCAAGACTTTTTATCGAGTCTGCTGTGTGGTTCTGCATTCCCTCAAAGATGGTCACGCCACCATGCGAAGACTTGATGCGCCTGTCCTGTACCTCGAAATAAGCACCAGCGTTGTGCTGCTCTATCTTGCTTTCCAGCAGCTTCTTGACTGAAAACTCAAGCGACTTGAGTGTTTCCCGCAAGCAAACAAAGTCAAGCTTTGCGCTTACGTTTTCCTCAAGCCACAAGCCAGCGAAGAAGTGCGACTTGGCTGATCCTCGTCCACCCCATGCGCCTTTATAGCGTGCAGGGACTAGCAGAGGCTCGTAAACCTCCGGCGTGTCTATTGCAAGAATGCTCACTGGCTTTTGACAATTCGTCGCTCGATCACTGTAAAGCGATGTTCGCCGTCTTCGCCTGGGCCTTGAATGGTCATTGGTAGAACCTTGCCAATCAAGCTCAGGAACGCTGAAGCTGTGCGCGGGTCGTTAGCCCTTGCCTCAAGGTACTCAGCGCCACCTGCACCGTTTAACGCGGTCAGGATCATGTCCTTGAGTTGCGCGGTTGCCTTGTTCGGCATTCCCTTGGGACGGCCTGGACCCTTTTCCTTGCCTTTTTTAAATTGTGTTGCTGTTGACATACCAGCCCTTTCGAGCGACCCTGATTGACGCCAGGTGCGTGTTGATTGATAAGCGACCATCGGAATTACCGAGTGGCTGGTCGTGCCGTTACGCTGCGGCCCCATTGCGTTGCAGCTTGCGCGGAGGTGCGCTGGGGTTGCGCTGTTGGTGCCCGAGTGCATCAGTGTTTTGGCGCATGGCCTGGATGGTGGCCTGATGACTGCGGACGTAAAAAAACCCGCTCTGCTTATGCATGCGGGTTAAATTGATTTGGTGGCCTGTGCTGATCTCAGGCTTGCTCCGTCTACGCACTTAATGGGCGGTACACCATCGGAGCACATCCCGCTCTGCTCGTATCAGCCTACGCATTCACCAAACGGCTGATGACTAGACATAACGGAGCGATCAACCTCTAGCCCAATCATCATGCGTTTAGTGGCGGCTGTGCCTAAAGTGCTATCGACCTGGCGTCGATCTATGCCTTTATGTGGCTACATTGCTCTTGTTGGCCTGTTGCGCGTGATTATATAGGCTTGTTTTGTGATTGTGTCAATTATTTTTTAGTCATAGGTTGACCCCGAGTGCACCCCATATCTATCAGGGTATCACCACTAGCCAGCAATCAGGATAAATCCAAGGTTGCCTACTACTCACCGAAGTGTCGCATTCAAACTGTCCAGCGCCCGTGCATCCACCGCATCCATGTATGCCTTATGCGCATCTTGCGGAGACTCAAACGTGCCAATGTGTTTTCTGACGCCTTGAACGCGAATCCTCGATTGCCAGCCACCGTATTGATGCAGAGACACTCCAGGGAACCCGGATGCATTTTCAAGGACCCTATTTTGCATATTGCCAATATGGTCTGTTTCGCGAAGATTGCACCATTGGTTGTTGTCCCGCTTGCGGTCTTTGTGGTCAATCTCGTCAATGGGCCATTCGCCCGTCATGTAAAGCCATGCCAGCCGATGTGCAAAATATTGCGCCCCGAGAACTTTAATCCGCACATATCCATCGTGGTTAACGCTCCCTGCTATATCCCCAGCGCGAACGCGCCTACGATTTAGACGCCAAACGAAAATGCCGGATGTTGGGTCATAGGTCAACATCTCGCGGAGGCGATCTGTCGTCAAAGTAGAATTGGAATTGCTCATGCCGTTCGTCCTTGTAACGATGGTTTTGGGAAGTGGTGCATAGGGCCTGCAAGCCTTATGCACTGCGCATATTTTACATTATGCTGTGGAAAAACACAGCTATTTTTTTACCGCATCGCCAGCCGCCGCTTGATGATGTCCACATGCGCATGCTTGCATTCATCCAGCCATGACGCCAGCCGCCTGCCAATTTCACCGTGCGGGATTCTTGTTTCGCCACTGCCGTGACACGATGGACACTCGATAGCTGAAAGTGCCGGCGTGTTTTCTATCGTGTCGAACTTGCGTCCGTGGCAGGTCTTGCAGGTCTTTGACAGCCACCACGCTATCACCGCACTGGCGACGGCTTCGGGGCGCTCTGCGTTGATTCTGATGGCCTCTAGCGTCACTTGCGTGTGTGTCAGTTCCAGGTTGTCGCGTGTCGGTCGTGTGTGCAGGCGCATCAAAGCCGAGCCGATGCGTGATTTGCTCCAACCGGCTGCGATCAGCACGTCGCCGGCACCGGATGATTCAGCGATCACGCGAAGGTTGCTGGTGTTGGAAGCAATGAGGTATTTTTCTTCAGCAGTGATCATTTTTCGGCCTTTGTGTATTGAGAACAGCGATAACCGAATGTCTGGAAGCGCACCGTGCAGCGCGGCTGTCCTTGGAAAATCATCTTGACGTGGATGCAGTCACCGCAGGCGGCTACTTTGCGCAGTTGGGCTTCCTGCTTCTGTTGCAAGACGATCATTGGGTCTTTAAATTGATTGGCGTCCAATGTCATGATTTACCCATCACAACATTGATGACCGCATCACTCTCGACCATCTTGTCATCGTTGGTTTCGAGCGATTCGCGCCATGTTTCCAGCAGTCGCAAGCCAAGGCCAATGAACTGGTCGCGCTCAGTTTCCGCGGCGCGGTCAAACATGGCCGTCACCATGTTCAGCATAAAGATCACATCATCCGTGTGCTGGATTTCGCCAGATTCGAGTAATGCGGCTACGCTTTCATCCTTCATGCTTTACCTCCTTGTGTTTGCAGCCTACGCACTGCGGATCAGAATATTTATCATCCGCCTGGTACTGACAAGTCTTGGTCATTGGGTCGGGAATGATCACCATCCGTGGTGTGCGGGTGTCGCCGATGTAGTTCCATCCGTCTTGCACCATGACTCGCGTTTTCAGTGGTGCACGATCAAAACAACCGTTTTTTCTCATTGCAGCACCCCGCCGAATGCCTTGTAGCTCTGCGCCTCGATATGCGCGATCAGGTTGTCGGCGGCTTCCTGCATCCCAACGACTTGACAGGCATCCATCGGGATAAGTCCCACCGCTTGCAAGCCGGCTAGTTCATCGGCGTCGAGTAGATATCGCACGGAAAAGACGCGGCCATCGGCTAAGGTGAAGGTGGCGCTGTAGGCGTTCATGCGGCCTCCCGTTTCGAATCTGACCAAACTACGCCACATTCAGCGCCATATGAGTAAAGGTACTCAATAAACTGCGATGCTTCACTTTTGTAAAAATCCTTGGTTTGGATCCCAAGCTGCACCACGCGCTCAAAGTCAAGGCTTGGGATCACCCTTCCATCATGGTGTAGCGGCGTTCCGGCATCACGCATGGCCTTGGCAAACGCATCGACTAACAACCGTTTCCAGTCGTCCTGATGGTGTTTCCCGCCCATGAACAGCGCTACCTTGGCAATGTCGCCAATCATGCTGTGGTACTTTTCTTCCTGATCACGCGACTTTGCTTCATCGCTGATCACCACGCGGCTGTTATCGTCGGCATCCCATACCGCAGCCTGAGCGCGACGGCGGATGTCCTCCGAGCGCAAAACAAAGATTCGTTTCGTCATGCTTTGAGCCTCCGGGCCTCTGCGTTGTAATGACGTGCGAGTTCAATCAATCCTTCGCGGCTGTACTTTCTCAGGGCGTTATCGGACTCGATCAAATCGACCGTCCGCTGTCCTATGCGCTCAATCAGGCCGGCACGGTAAGCAACATGGTTCCCGGCTAGGTGCATATTGCAATGCTTGCATTGGCCGTGGGCGTTGTCTTCAACGAACCGCATGTGCGGTGCGCTGCCGACTGATCTGTAATGCCCACAATCGAATGCGCCACCGATCTGAACTGATGGAAGCGGCACGCCACACGATATGCAGGGCTTGCCAGCGTCACGGGCGCGAATGAATGAATTGAAGGCAGTCTGGGCAAGTTTTGTCAGTTGCGGCTTAGTACGCATGGCATCGAGCTTCACCTTGTCGGCTCGCTTTTCCTTCACTTTCGCAACTTTCTCAGCCTTGCCGCGATCACTCACAGCAAGCGAAATTGCGCATTCGCCACAACACACTTTTTGGCCCATCTTTGAAGGCGTGTACTCTGCTTTGCAGACTTTGCAGACTTTCGTTTTCATTTGCGCCCCTCCTTCAAAGCCGCATCAAACTCGGCTTGCCACAAATCAGCCGCGTCTTGCTGCTGGTACGGGTTGCCACGGCTGGGCCAGCCACTACGCAGGGCTACAGCGTCCTGACGGGCTTTGCGGATGATCTCGGCTTGCTGCTTGGGTGTCATTGCTTTTCTTTCAATGCTTCAAAGGCCTGTTTAAGCTCCCATTCGGGATGCAGTGCCTTTTCGCGCAAATAGACAAACTTGGCATATTCGCGCTGGCCGAGTGAGATCATTTTTTGTATCAAGGTGATTACCTCGGGTTTGGTCATTGCGTCACGGCTTCACCGCTAAAGCTCACATACGAGACAGCGCGGCGGCGGTTACTGGTGGCGAATTGCTGGGCGTCCTTGACAAACCACAGCGACTGCTTGTAGTGCTGGGCGTCACCATTTCGCTGCTTTTGCAGTTCAAGGCGTGCATCGGGCATGTCGGGATCCACATCAGGATCGTTTTCGTCTTTGCGTGCGCTCCAAACCGTGAACACGTTATCCGCGCCATCAGTGATTTTTGAGCTACCCGCAACATCCAACTTTCCTGGACCGTTCTTTTCGTCCTGGCCTTTGCGTGGATGCGCGACAAGATGAAGGTGGCAACCATTGCGCCGGGTGAAGTCGCAGAGCTTGCGAATGGCTTCCTTTTGCGCCGTCATTGCTCCTGGGCCGTCTTCTGGTACATCGGTCATCAT